GGAATTGCCAAACTAATGACGTATGATTACAAACTCATATTGAAGCCAATCACCAAGTCCATGAAATTCAACCCTGTGACGGTTACACATAGAACCTTGCATTCAGTTCCAATGTCAGTTGGCGGTCTTGGAACTTGCCATATACCGCACGCACCACGGCGGCTTGAGAGTTATTCCCTACATCCAGATACTTTGCCCAAACATCTAACCGAATCTTTCATGTGGTACTCTATGAATGTTGGAACAGTACCAGAGCCGTACGAATTGTGGACCAAGGTGAGTGAATCTGTATACAGCAGAGTTAGGGCAAACAACTCAATGTGGGGAGCTACTGAAGATTCAAACGTAGCAAGCGCCCAAGGGGTTGCGAGGTATATTAGCAAGAGCATTAGAGTCTTGCTTGAGGAAGACGAGAGCTATAAGCAAATAGTAAGATTGGATAGCTATCCCTTCACCCCAGCAGAGCACACTTACATAGATCTGCTGGTTGTTTCAGCCCTTGATTGGGGTTCGAAGCAACATGAGGCTTTCCAGCACAAGTCAAGTGCGAGAATAACTACACTGAAGAAGCAAGCCTTGAGGAAAGCCAAGTTCAATCAATTTTCAGCAGTGCAACAGAAACCTCCAAGTACAGCCAAGGTGTGGGCCCACGTAGTTCTAATGCCATGGGTCCACCCAGAGAAATGGAGGGATTTCATGGACGGTTCACGGAACCACCCGTGGTCGCAAACGGATAAGGAAATATACGATAGATCAGTGGGTAGTATGACTACTACCTCTGCTCTATTCCACTCTCAGGCTTGACTACTCCTTGGCGCGAGGGAGGTGTTTGTACAACATAGACGATTACTTAAAGCTGCCAGGTTACGAGAACCTCAGAATCAACTCCCTACTATTAGCACTGTCATAGAGGGATCTCTATGTAAGTTAGAGAACGGCAGATTCGTCTATGAGCCTTCCGACACAGATTTGCCCTATGGGAATTTCACCTTCCCCAATTTACCCGCAAATACGACTTGTTTAGGAGCTCCAGTAGATTACAACATTGGTAAGAACAAATTGATTCTTAAAGGACCGAATCCGGAGAGATTGGGTTGCATGAAAGACCAAACTGGAGGAGTTCTAACAGGTAGGTGTACTCGATGGTGTTGGGTGTGCCGCAGCTGCGCCTGCAATGCAATTAATTGCATGAAGAAAAGACACGCTGCCAAAATCCCAAATCAGAGAGTAAAAGGTGGTAGAGGTGAACATTTACAGAAAATTGCCATGGAAGTGGTGAATCAGCAGTTCAGCAAACTCAAGTACTATCTATATGAACACAGTGTACTTGGGAGTAATGGATACATAAATTACTGGACCGAAGATTTGCGCCACACCCCAGAAGGCACCTTATTCACCAAGAACCTTGAAGAAAAGATATCTACCACTAGATTGTCCAATTATCCAAATGTCGAGTTCCCTGTCAACAGATGGATTATGAAGTGGCCCATCTCCAAGATTATGACCATGTTGAGTGATTACTTGATGGGCCACTCCAAGGGATTCGAACCTACACCGGATCGAGTTAAGTCGTTTATCAAAAGAGAAGTCAACCCTAAGGAACCAACGAAAGCGAGAGGTATACAGGGTTATGCAGAATGGATAACCCAAATTATAGTGGGGCCGTATGTATATGCCGTACAGAAAGCAATGGGATTGGTATTCAATGGCGAGAATCCCCTGAAACTACCCAACGGTTCACTATGTTATCCACTGTTTGCTTCGGGACTTAACGGAGACGATCTGGGTGTTTGGATGGAGGGAATCAAAGATGAGTTCACGCATTTTTATGAACGAGATGGTAAGAACTGGGATGCTTCAGTTGATAAATTTGACGCAGAGCAACTGGACCGATTCTACCGTCTCATACAGTTACCTCCCACTATTGTGAAGTATTTACGCCTTGGATCTTTCCGAGCCGTGGGCAAATTCCTATACAGACCAGGAAAATGGGGCTTGTACAATTCACTAACCACTGTAGTAGATTACACTACTAGATCTGGACACGTCGACACTACTCTCAGGAATTCATTATTGAATTTACTCAAAACCGTGGGTGCCTTAGTAGATCAGAATTTGACCTCTACCACCCACATTGCTGTGATGGGAGATGATATGCTCCTTGCAGCTGATTGCAAAATAAGCAATTCCGACCTAAACAAATCTGAGTCGTTGATGTCGATGGTCCCAGAGTCAAGAGTGTTTGAAGGGCCGGACGCCTGGATGAATGTTAGTTTCATATCAGGTTGTTGGATGCCGGTCTCAACCAAAACACGCCAGGGAATAGTATTTTCGCCTAAACCAGGTAGACAATTAACCTCCTTGTTATGGACCCACAACGATATACACCCACAGTATTATTACACGCATGCAGTCGGCTGTGTTGCTGGTTTACCAAATGCACTCAAGACTATGCCGGTGATAAAAGAGTTTTATTCTTGCTATAACGTACCCTCTAAATTGGTGGATCTACGTTGGCAGAAGAGGGTCCAATTCCAGTCGGAGAACGATTGGAAGGTCAGTTCGGAATATTTTCAATTGAGATACGGACTTTCCGCACAAGAGGTTCACTCCACAGAAGAGTATTTACGCACGGTGCCTATCAGATGCATAGTGCGACACCCCATTCTTGATATAATATCAGATTGGGATAGAGATGATGCAGT